AGAATTTGACTCCTCCCCAATCTGCTAGACGAAATGAATGATAATGACCTGACACCAAAATGTCACAATCGCCTATTGATTGGCGTCCTAAAGTTTGGTCAGCAATCCAGCGACGAAGTTTGGCTTCAACGCTTCCTGAACTGCGAGCAAGATGCCCATGTGTAATTCCAATAATTTTTCCGTTTACCTCAAGGGTTAAACTCAACTCATCCGTAGGAATTGCAAACCGAATGTGACCGTAAGCCTCAGGGTTAGCCTGAAAGATTTCTGCAACTGACTCAACTAGGGCTACATCGTCATTGTCATTGAGGGTAGTAAAGGCTTTTCCATTTTTACGGTTCTCACCATGATTTCCACCAATCGCCGCAACCGTGATATTTGGGACAACCTTTGACCAACGGATAAGAGCATCTCTTAAAAGACGGCGAGCAATCTTTACTTGGTCTCTTCTATCTACTTCAACTGTAAAAGTTTGAATGTCATAATGACCATCACACCCTTCAACTAAATCACCAAGACAAAGAACGGTAATTGAATCAATCGGACGACCTATTTTTTTTAACTCTTTAATTCTAAATTCAACATCATCAACTGCTTGGAGCCATCTACCTACTAAACCTTTGAGACCGTCCCCATCTCTTTTACCCGTTTGCCAATCTGAAGCACAAACAACAAGGCTGGCTCCGCCTGTTATCTGTTTGCGTTCACGAGGTTTATGTTTTTTAATATCTTGGATTAAGGCTTCAATATCGGCAACTTCTTGTTTGCCTTTACGAATTACTTTGCCTTTCCATTGGCGATTGAGAACTCCTAAAGTATCGCCCCAAACATTGAAAAGAACTGGCTCAACTACTTGGAAATGCTCAGGGTCAAGTCCCCACATCCGAAGGACTCCTGACCAATCAGGTGCGTTATCACCCTCCATTGGTTGAGTAGTAACTGTTCCTTCTTCACCTTGCCAAGTAACCCCAGGCAACCAATCTGCTTTTCTATCTCTTGGCAGTAACTTTTGAATCGACTCCATCTCTGAAGTCTTTAATAAATTATTTAAGGCGTCGTCAAGATTTGAGGACATTTACACCCGTCTCTTCCTTGTAATCTTCTTCGATGCCGTCTTAGAACATCTGATGAAGATACTGTAAGACCATAGGCTGACATTAACTGCGCTAATTTAGCAGACTCAACATTTTTGTTAATAAAAATTTCATTGAGTTTCTTTTGAATTGGTTCTTCTAGTTTTGAAACCATGGCGCCAATAGCACAGCCACCATCATTCCTACTACCTACAAGTGCATCTAATTGACTAAAAAAATCATCCTGATTTATTTTTAGACTTGCACCTTGGACATCTGATGCTCCATGGGCGGGTTGCGCTTTCGAAAAGGAGCCTGTCGCATTTCCAGCACCTTTGGAACTCATCGGTTGTTGCGTTTCTGCCATACGGGTCTACCACTCTCTCTTGCGGAGCCGTCGGCTCCTCGTTTACATTCGCACTAGACATCGGAAATTCACCGAGATTAGTGGACGGTACTTTGGGTCTACTCCTAACAAGTTTACTGAACCCATTGGTTCAATCCTCATAATATGCACCCCTGAGACGGTTTGTTCAAGCACCGACGCAAGCAAAACACGGATATTTTCTGCTTTATCTCTAGCCGTTGGATAATCTTCTCGACCAGCACGACAGATAATTTGAAGCATTGGGTAGTCAATTCTGATACCGCCTGAACCCATAGTGAATGTTGGGGAACTGCCAGCGTTCTCATATACCGCTACACACGCATCAGGGCTATCAGGAAGGGTGCCTAAAAATATGCTTGTACCAAGAGTTCCTTGAGAAGCATGGGCGCCAAAAGCGCTTGAAGTATTTTGTAGGTAGTCACCTACTGATTCAAGAATAGTTGCCATTAGCCCCTGTGACCTTTCTGTATGATGTCGATAATTCTACCCTTTATGTTTTCTTGGATAGTGGACATTGCTTCCATGACTGGCTGTTCAAGATATTTAGCCTGTGTCGGTGGGTTGTGGTAGTTGCCAATAATTTCATGGACATAAAGAGCGTATGGGGCGGCGGGACCACCATAGAAAATATCTACAAAATAGCCTTGATTTCCCATTTGTGGAGCGGATACTCCACCTGAACCACGAAGAACTCCTGTATCTACTGGAACAAGAATCTGTGATTTAGCAAAAATTAAATTAGCCTCTTCCCATATTGCTTGGGCTATGGCTTGAGGGGTATCGTCTTTGCCAGCCTCAAGAGCATTTACTAACTCTTTATCGCCGAATAAGTCGAGTCTAAAAGACGACTTTGCCATAACTACCGTCCAAATCTGATGACGGTGTGATGCGCTCCGTTTTCGTCTGCGATGTTATCTACTGCATTTATCGTAAAGGTGTCCGCCCCGACGACCATTCTATGATTTACCGTAATTGAGGTTGCGGGACCATAGGTAATGAATCGTCCAATATCAACAACTTCGATACCTTGAACATCTTTAGATTTTGTAGTGTCGTAAATTAAACGACCTGTGACTGTGACATTTGTATTAGCCGCACCAAAAGTTGTTTTGTTGTACTTATCAACTGAGGCTTTGGGTGTAAATACCACAGAGTCCGTCATGAACTCTGCGACTTTAGTATAGATAGCGTCCATGGCTACCCCTACTCAACTATGCGTTTGTCTTGGACATTATTTGGATTGTCGTGAATACCAGCATAAAAGTCGGTATTGAAATCATCAACAATCCTGTCATTTGTAGATTTAAGTGCTTGAGCATTAGACCATGGAGCGGGAGGAGATTTACGCATCTGTCTACGCAATAAACTCTCAGCCAACTCTTTATAGTGGGTAACTTTTGATGAATAAGATTCAGATACCGAAATATCGCCAACGCTCTTAGAACTGCTATCGGCTAGACGGCTAAAACGAGCAATAAGAATCTCAGCACATTCTCTTGCCGCATTATAGGCATCATTACTCCACTCCAAAATTACATAATTCAATTCTTCATCGCTAAATAAAGCATCAGTCGAATCAGTATCGTTAATTAGAAAACGAACATAGTTACGGGTTGAGGTACTTGGGTCACCCGAATAGGTAAAAGTCATTACATTCCACCGAGCATAAGCATTTGAGTACGAGCAAGATTTAAGGCTTGCTTAACATTGACAGCATCGGTATCTGTTGCTTCAGAGGCATCGCCTAGACCTGTAATTTTGTAAGTACCAGCGGCGAGTGCATTGCCTAAAGTAACGCTAGAAAGAGTTCCACCGTTTATTGTAGGAGAAGTCAAAGTTTTGTTAGTTAAAGTATCGGTTGTAGCCCGTCCAACTAAAGTATCGGTTGCGTTAGGCAGAGTAACCACTCGGTCAGCCGTTGGGTCTGTAACCGTTAAGGTTGTTTCAAAACCATCATTAGTAGTACCCTCAAAAATAATGTCGGCACCAGCACCAAGGGTTACTGTGGCAGTAAAAGATGGAGCAGATTTAAGAATGTAATCATCTAACTCTGTATCAACATCTGTTGCTAAATTAAGGAAGTCAGTATGAACGGCAGGGTTATCTCCCGCTGTTGGATAGCGTAGACCCTTAGTTGTTGTACCTGCCATTTCAATACCTCAATTCGTAATTTACGCTAGTTTAGCAAACAGGTCTGTTACTGCATCTGCAACAACAAACACTCTTTCTTCATTTGTTATTGGGTCAATAGTTGTTGAATCTGATAAATAGGTTTCAACATAGGTAACTGCACTTGCCTCATCAGCAAACTCAGCCTCGGCGCCTGATATATCTGCGCCATCTTTTGATACACCAAGAACAACCATATTAGGTGTGTCGTTAGCGTCCTTTGCTAGATAGCCACCATCTTCTACAAAATCAGGAACAGTTCCATCTGTGTTTAATTTGTAACTAATTACTTTCTTTGCCACTTGTAATCTCCTTTGCTAGTGATTTTTTGTCTAGTGGAATAAACCCACGAAGTTCTGCGAACTTAGCCCCACAATCAGCAAACTTATCGGCGCAAGCCTCAAGCCATTTCATTGTAAGTTCATGAGTAGGTTCTTCGCCTCTAGCCAACATTTCTTGTTCTGCTTGTAGGTAGGCAAACATTTCTGCTTGAGCAACCGTGCCATTGATTCCCATATCAAATAAATAGATTTGATTACCCTCATCAATGATTCCGCCTCTAGTTCTTGCCGCACATAGGGCTTGTTTCATAGCCGTCATAATGTGATGGCGTGATTCATTTATTTCATAATCTAATTCAGTAATTTCACTAACGCCCAGTTTGTCCATAATTGCTTGGTATTGAGTAGTGAAGAAACTTAACTTACGCAAAGCACCCTTAACTGAGTTTTCAGAGTTACTGAGGTGATTATTGATTTCAACAATATCTATCCAAAGAAGTTCTTTATCAGGTCCATCTTCAGCATTATCGTATTCAATGGTTTTTTTCTTTAACTCAATTTGTTTACGCTTAACTGAAATATGTGCTTCTTCAAGAGCCATACGGGTACGGTCAATTACAGCCAAGATGTGTTTCATAGAACCCATTGGGGTTAAGTCAGTAACATCCAAGGTTACATTTTTATATTGAGATGCTGACTTATAGAAGTTTTCAGAATCTCTACTAATAGCAGGAAGATTAGAATTGATGTGTTCTATCATTCCCTTATACTCAGGTGTTAAGGAAAGTTCGTTACTTACCTCTTGTAGTGCTATTTCCATGAATTGCCTCTCGTTTGATTTTTGTATATCCATCTTACAGTCCTCCGTGTGAATTACTTGCCGCACCTGAAGCATATTTACTGTCGGTTAATGAACCAAAACTTACACCATTTCCTGTTGAAGCAATAGTTACATAATCGATAGCAGTTTGATATGTTGAACCTGATTCAATAAGACCTCCCGCAAAGACACCTCTAATTGTAGAACCTTGCCCCATTGTTAGTTTAGAAGCCGTTAAGTCACCAAAATCTACTGCATTTCCAACGCTAGCCATTGTAAAATAATCAATAGTATTAGTATTGCTACTTGTATTATTTAATCTTCCACCAGCCAAAATTGCTCTTGTGGTTGAGTGTGCTCTTGAATCTTGAATAGACCTAGTGACCGTCAAATCACCAAAATCAGTAGCATTTCCTGTTGAAGCAATGGTTACATAATCAATGATATTGTAAAAAGTGTTTCCATTGTTTCCACCACAAGTAAAAGCGGTAGTACCGTTACTTACACTTGCATGATAAGTACGGGCTTGTGTTAAATCACCAAAATCTGTGGCGTTGCCTGTTGAGGCGATTGTTACATACTGAATAACATTTTGTATGCCCCCCGTGGTTTCACCCCCGCTAAATAAACCTCTTGTTGCATTATTTGTTCCATAGGCGCCATAACCTTCAAAAAGCAAGTCGCCAAAGTCAGTCATATTTCCACTTGTTGCAAAAGTGAAGTATTCAATAATGTTTAGATTTGCTGTTGGTGATGGTTTTTCGCCACCTGCACTAATGCCCCTTGTTGTATTTCCGATACCAGCGAGCCAACCCCTTGTTGCGGATAAATCTCCAAAATCAACATCGTTACCAAAACTTGCTATATCTATGTAGGAGATTTCATTTTTATATGCTCCGTCATATCCACCCATAATAACCATGACACCTTGTTCAAGGGTTGGGTCAGTACCAGCATGACCACCGTGACTTGATGAGGTGGCTCCACCTGATTGTTTAGCGGCTGTTAAATCACCGAAGTCTGTTGCGTTTCCAGTCGATTCAATGTTTACAAATTGAATTACATTGGTATAACTCCCAGTACTTCCACCCATAAAAACGCCACGAATTTTTGAGGATGTGCTTCCCATGTGAAATAAAGTAGTAAGTAAATCACCAAAGTCAGTTGCATTTCCAGTAGAAGCAATAGTTACATAATCAATAGTGTTTGACTCGCCTGAACTTAACCTACCGCCACCAAATACACCTCTTGTATTTGAGGAAAGACCTCCAGCAAAATCTCGACTAACACTCAAGTCACCAAAATCAATAGCATTTCCAGTAGTTGCAATGGTTACATAATCAATCACATTTATTACACCGCTCTGATTACCACCAGCAAATAAACCTCTTGTTGTTGAGGAGGTAGAAGCCATTCCATATTTGCTGGTAGTCGTATCACCAAAATCAATGGCATTTCCAGTTGAAGCAATGGTTACATAATCAATTACATTGTTAGTTCCGATTGATGTGCTTGCACCGCCGCTAAATAGACCCCTAGTATCTGATGAACAACCCTGTGTTGCTTCGTGTCTTGCTGAAGTCATATCACCGAAATCTGCGGCATTTCCAGTTGTAGCGATAGTTACATAATCAATTTCATTTCTTGAACCACTTGAAATATCAGAGTATCCGCCACCAAATACACCTCTAGTTGGTGAGGAAAATGCTTGGATACCTCGCCTTTCTACGGTTACATTTCCAAAAGTGCTTGCGTTACCAAGTGAGGATATATTGAAAAAATCGATATTGGCTGTGTTGTTATTATTTGCTAGAATACCTGAACCGTATAAGGCTCTTACTGCCGCACTTGTAAACTGACCCCTCGCACTAGGTAAATTAAAACTACCAGTTGTATAACTACTTACTTGTGCGCTAGGAACAAGGATTCTAATTTGTGGTAAATATGTCATACGAGTCCTCCGTGACCATTACTAGCACCTGCTTCGGCTAGCGTGTTTTGTAATAAATCACCAAAATCAGTTGCGTTTCCTGTTGAGGCAATCGTGACATAATCTATTACATTTTGAACTGTGCTACCCCCAGTTAAACCACCAGCATTTACCGCTCGAGTATTATTTGAAATGCCACAACCTTCATACATTGAGGTAGTCAAGTTACCAAAGTTTGTGGCGTTACCAGTCGTAGCAATAGTTACATAATCGATAGTATTTCTAAAACCAACACTAAGCCCAAACCCACCCATACCCAAACATCTTGTACTAGATGAAGCGGTGGATGGAGTCACTCTATCACCCGATAATGTCCCAAAACTTGTGGAGTTCCCAAGAGTGGCGTATTCAAAGTAAGTAATAGTGTCTGAGTAGTTACTTCCACCATTGTAAGCACCACCCATTTGTATTGCTCTTGTAGACGAACCAGCACCAGTTTTTGTAAACTCTGCTCTTGTCATGGTTCCAAAACTTGTCGTATTACCTGTTGAGGCGATTGTTACATATTGAATAGTTCCAATATCACCTGCGCTGTCATTGTAACCACCGATAAACACACCCCTTGTGTTATTTGATGAAGCACCTAGTTGTCTATTGATAGCAAGTAAATCTCCAAAGTCATTAGCGTTGCCCAATGTAGAAGTTGTTACATAATCTATTACATTTACAGTAATTCCGCCTGTATTCATACCGCCACCAAAACAAGCACGACCCGTGCTTCCGAAACCCTGAAAAGCCGAACGAGCAAGCGTTAAATCGCCAAAGTCTGTGCTGTTTCCCGTTGTTGCTATATCAATGTATTGAATGACATTTTGACCATTTCCTGCTGTATTGGTCGGAGCCTTACCGCCCGCAAATAAACCTCTTGTACCAACTTGTTCAAACACACCCTTAGCAGAAGGAATGACAAAATACCCCGTCAGCATATCTGAAACTTGCGCTGACGGGTTTGCCTTTAATAACCGATTGATTAGCGACATTCGCTAACTCCTATCAGGTAGTTGCTACTCGGTTTACGAATCCGTGGATTGTCACAACATTTGTTGTGCCAGCATAAGCCTCTATAACCAAAGAGTTACGGACAACTAAATCAGGAACTACAAGAGTTAGACCTGATGTTGCTGGAATTGACAACTTGATGTCATCATCAGGAGTAGATGTTCCACCCCATTGAATAGTTAGGTTTACTGCTGATGCTGATGAGTTGTATGCGTATAGTGTTACAACATCGCAGTCAGAAGTAGAAGATGTTGCTGTGTGAATATCAGTTCCTGGGGATGATGTTGCCGCAACTTTAATTCCACGACCATGCGTGGAAAAAGATAACGGGATTCTTGATACTGTTGTTGGCATTTATTTTCTCCTTATGCGAATACCTGCACCGCAAAGGCGAAGGCTTGGTCGTTGGCTGTTGTACCCGCCGCTGGAGTTGCCCATGTTGGAACCCCTCCTGCGACTGTTAGAACTTGTCCTGTTGTTCCTACTGCAAGGCGAGCAGGTGTACTTGCTCCTGATGCGTAAATAGTATCGCCAGTTGTAGTCAAAAGACTGTTGTTAATAACTCCTGAAGTCAGAGCAACTGTACCTGTTGAATCAGGGAAAGTAATTGTTCTATCAGCAGTTGGGTCTGTGATTGCTAAAGTTGTTTCAAAATCATTTGCTGTTGCACCCTCAAAAACAACTGAGCCATCATTAAATACTGCTCCAGTTATTGTTGGGCTTGTTAAAGTTGCGCTTGTAACTGTTGTAATTGCAGTCAAATTGCCAGTAGTAACAACCGTTCCAGTTACATCGGGAAGGGTAATTGTGCGGTCAGCGGTTGGGTCTCCAGCCGTAATGGTTGTTTCAAAATCGTTAGCAGTTGTTCCTTCAAGAACAATGTTGTTGCCAAACTTGATTTCAAGTCCTGCTTGAGCGCCTGTAAAGGTTGCGTTATTGATTACTGGTGCTTCAAGTGTTTTGTTACTAAGGGTGGCTACTGCATCTGCGGTTACGCCAGCCCCGCCATTAGTGGTAATTGCCATATTATGCTATCTCGCTTCCGAACGCATTGAAAGACATATTGGCGCTTGATGCGTAAACAGTTACAACATCTGAAGCGTCAATGGTTAGACCAAGTGTATAAGCCGCTGTTGTATTGGCTTGAATAGTAGCGTCGTACACTACATAGTGTTCAGGAGCAAGTGTCGCTCCATTTGGACGCACAGCGATTCTGTAAGTTCCTGATGTACCTGCTTGGTTACAAATTGTGATGGTTGAGATAACCGTTTGTGTTAGAGCAGGGCAGGTATACAGAGTTGTAGCAGTCGTGGCTGAGGGATTGGATTGACCCAATACCTTGTAAGTAGTTGCCATACGGTTATCCTCCGATTAGAAGTAATGGACTGATTGTACCAGTCGAGTTATTGGTGGCTATTGTCGCACTTGCGGATGCGCTTGCTTCTGATGCTTCAGCCAAGGTGACAAAGGCAGAAATGTCTGCGCCATCTAAACTGTAAGTACCAGCCGTTAATGCGGTATATGTGGCAAAAGCCGTATCCAGCGCTGTATAAGTAGCGTAGGTACTGCCGATATACCAATACTTTCCTGAAGCAAGAATCTTATCTGTGGTTTGATTTATCTCTACATCTAAAGCATCAATATCATCTTCAAGGCTTGCAAAACTTGTTTCATCAATAGCCTGAACAAAGTTCTCGCTAAGGGTTGGGGTAGGGCTTAAATCTGCTAAATCAAGGGAACCTACGGTGTTGTAAGGAACTGAAATTGTGTATGTTCTACCCCCAGGAAAAGATTCCTCAACTGTATAGGTAAAAGGGTTGGGAACAATATCAGGGTCATTTGTGGCTGGAAGGGTAACGCTAAATGCACCTGCACTTAAAGGAACTACGATGCTGGATGGAGCAACCATTTGGTCATCTGTACCATTACGAAGAACATCACCAAGGGTAAATCGAACCTGACCTTGAATGGCTACGCCTTCATAATCTACATAGTTACCAGTAATGCTTACTGTGCTTAATGAGGGTGCGAGCGCCATCAGCAACCTACCAAAAAGAATAAATCAAAACCTGAAGCCACAAGATTTTCTGCTGTTTGTTTATGGGTTAAAGCATTAGCAACTGCGGTTGATAAATCATCTGTATTGGTTTCAGCATCATTTGTTGTAACTTCTAATTCTGTTAATAAAGTGTTTGCTGTGTTATATCGGGCAATGGGTACATACGGTTCAACAGCCATTTTAGACTCCCATCATCATCAACTGGTTGATGTTGTAATTGGCTAAAGAGCCAGCCGCTTTAGAAGCATCGCTGGCATAAGTATCGGCGTCATCTGCCTCTTCATCTGCATCTACAACTAGCACACGGATGCTCTCAGCGTTGTTATATCGGGTTAATAGAGCCTGATAAGAGTCTACCGATACATAAGCCGCCGCATCTGCTGAATCAAGCGCAGGGAGCAAATCTGCAAGGTTTTGGGTGGTTCCTGCAACTGAGAGCGGAAGAGCCAATTCTATTGTGCGTCCGCCTGTGAAATTCTCTTCAAAAGTATAAATAAAAGGTTGAGGTGTTACATCTGTATCGCTAGTTACAGGAAGGACAACAGTAAAGGAACCCGTAGCATCAAAAGTTTTTTGAATTACAACAGGAAT